ATGAGTTTATATCACGTATTAGTTTCTTTTTATCAATATCACTCAATCTTGTGTCATCTAATATATCAGCGCCCAATCTTTTTAATCCTGATTCAAATTTGGGCAATTTAGCTTTAAATTTATCACCGGCTTCTTTAGCATTTTCATAAAACTTATTTTTTGCTTGAGCAGACATTTCTGCTAAATATTGTGGAGCTTTTAATTTTCCGGCTTTTTGTAAAACTTTTGAAAAACCTTTTTCTCCACCTATTCCAGCTAGTACTTGAAGTGCTGCCTGTAATCCTAATTTTTCAGCTGCAACTTGCGCTGTTGATCCTGCGGCTTCGCGTGCCAATGCTAATGGCAAATTAGAGCCGCCTGTTGCAATAGTAGGAATTAAACCTCTTCCAACAGATTGTAATACTTCCTCTGGAAATGATCCGGGTTGAAGATTTTCTTTTCCCAATAAATTTTCAGTAACATTTCGAGCTTCCTGTAGATTTAGTAGCGGTAGCCTAGAAGGTAAAATATTGCCTTGAGCTTCTGGGCCACGAAGATAATTAATTCCGGTATTAGCAAGTCCTAAAACACCTTCGGTGGCGCTTCCTAATCCACCCAGAATGCCTTCAAGAGTGGATCCTATGGCTTGTGCAGGTAATCGTTTATATAGTGGAGCTGCCATTTTACTTCCTTTCTACTAATCCATCAAATCTAAGAATTGGCCCTGAAACAACCCAGCGGATGCCATTTTTCTTATCTTCAATTATATCACCATTTTCATCATTAGGACCCTTTAGAGGAATTTTATTAACTCTTTTTAATATTTTAGAAACTTCATTCCTTAAGCCTTTTGGAATTTTATTTTCATTTCTATTTATTAGATAATTTTCAATATCTCCCTCTAAAACAACCTTGCCAGCTTCTTGTAATAAATCTTTTGTCCGTGCTATTTGTGTCTCAGTAGATTGTGATAAATTAGGTTTTCGTTCTTTATTAAATCTTATTTTAGAAATTGTTTGCTGTCCCGTTGATAATCCAGCTAATGAATTTGCAACGTCATCTCCTAATGCTGAAAATTCCTGAGATTCATTTCCCGAAACCCATAAAGGTGCAAATCTTCCATAAGTTCCGCTATTTACATTTCCAGATTGAAGAAGATTTAGCATTTTTTCTGCTTTAGGAATTATTTCTTCAGCTATGCTTTTTCTTTTGCTTAATTCATTTGTATAAGGAGCAAATTCTTTATCTATTGCTTGCTGTTGTTTAAATTGAACATCTTCTAATTGTTTTTGTTGTCTTTCAGCGCGGCGTTCTTGTAGTTCTTGTCCACGTTGTGCTGTGGCTAAGTTCTTTGAAGCTATTGTTGCTTCTATTTGTCTTGTCTGATTAGATAATTGTTGTTGTCTATAAAGATCTCGCTTGGCATTTTCTTCTTGTCTATTTAATTGTTCTATATATTTTAATTGTGATTGTGGGTCTAATCTAGATAATGTTTCAGCTATTGGTTCTTGTTGTTTGCCTAATAATCCAGCAAGTGCTTGCGCCATATCTTGTTGCCTTCCAGATCCAAGTTGATCTTTTATGGCCAACCCTTGTAATTTTTGTGGTAAATACGCCAGTTCAGGATTTATATTAAGCGCTTCTAGGCCGCGCATATTATTTGTTAATTGATTTCGTTCGGCAAGTTGGTTTAATTTATGTTGGCTTAACATATCCAATGTTTTACTAATACCATTACCCAGGCTTGCACCAAGTCTAGAGCCTAAAGTATTTTCATTTATAACGTTCATGCCAATGCTCCTAATGGTTTCAGTTTAGTTCCTTGAAATCCTTGATTAACATCTAATTTTCCAGCAAATGGTGAATTATATTGTTGGCTAGGCCCTAAATTCATTAATTGTTGTTGAAGTGGTGATTGGTAAGCATTATAATTTTGTCCTGCATTTTTATTACCAAAATATTTTAATCCACTTCCTAATGCAGCTGCGCCTGCGCCAACTCCTAATCCTATTGGACCAAATGCAGCGCCTGCTGGGGCCAATCCCAGTAATATATTAGCAATCATATCTTTCCAGTTAGTTCCTTGACCTTGTTGTTGATTGCCTAGTTGCTGTGCAGCAAGATATTGTGGCAATGATTCTAGCACTCCTTGAGCTCCGCCCTCTAATAATCCAGGCTGCCTACCAAAATATGCTTGTTCTGGAGCAAGTTGATTTAATAATTGCATTAATTGTTGATTTTGTTGTAATCCATATTGTGACCTTAAAGCCGCAATATCTGTTTCAAATCCAGCGCCTGCTTGACCCAATTGTGAAGCAAATGCCGGAGAACTAATGGCATTATTGCCCAAAGAAGTAAATCTTTCAGCTATTGTTGGTATTGTTCGTTGAGAAAATCCTTCTCTAGCTTGTTTTTCAATTGGATCAAACCCTTGTTGTGTTTGTGTTCCAAGTCGTGATAATATGTCACGTATTAGTGTGTCATTTTGTTGTTGGAATTGTGGACCAAATCTTGAAAAGGCTTGTGATTGTCCTTCTCTACCGAATAAATTTTCATTAAATGTAGCCATACTTCTCCTAATTTTTCAAATACTCTAAAGTCACAATACAACTAGTAAAGGCAATTCCACTATTATTAGTTATCACAATATTAGTAGCATTCACCTTTAATTCTATATTAGTTGCACCGCCTGCGCTAGCCCAAGGCAATGGATAATAATTATTTCCTATATTGTCTGTTAAAGCTCCATATATATCTGTAAATATCCATGTAGAACCAATAGTCAATCCATGGGCAACTGTAGTTGCTCCAGCACCAACTGCGCCTATATTGAATGTACTTCTAAACTGTGGCCTAAGTAGTAATTGATTATTAGTAGCAGGATCAAAATACTGCGCACTAGTATTGAATTCTTCAAGCAGATATAACGCAGATTCCTTTAAATTCAAAGCAAGTGCAATGTTATTAACATTTTGATATAGACGTACCAAAAGTTCTTTAAACTCTTCACTATTAACATCTACTTCATAAAGTCTAGCAACATCAAATACCGCAGTTGATACTATGAATAATCCTGTATTCTGTCTTTGATTTGGTATATATGACATTATGATAACCTTTGAGATGTAGGCTGTCCGGTGATAATTATTGAATGCAGCTGAAAATCTGCAATGCGCACAAGTTCATTTAACATTTGGGCATCTGTCTGAGTTATTTGGAACTGAATATACTCACCTTCAGCTTGGAAATAAACCGGATGCCATAATCTTTCTTGGTGTGCTTCATAGGGAATAGTAGGATAAGGTGATGTTTCAAGTACACTAGTTCCTAGCAGAGCACCTCCAGATTGAGGTATTAATGGCTCAACTGAAGATGAAGTATACATGTCTACTGTAACTTGTCCTCCTGCGGTTGCATCGACTAAAAAATCAACTTTTTGAATCGCCGCATTTCTGCCTTGATTTGCATAGAAATTATATTCTTTGGTATAAATATCTATTTTGCTAACAGATGCAAGCGTTCCATTTCCGGCATACGTTCCGGCAATTATAGTTCCCGCCGCATCTTGATATTCAACATCTATTGTATTTCTAGTTATTGTACTTCCAATAATCTTAAATATCATTTGATTTAATAGATTAAGATTTCCAGTTCCTATTATATTGTCTAAATATACAAACTGAGTATCTGTTAATGTGTCATTGTTCAAATTATGGTCAATAACTGTAAGTGTAATAATATTATTGTTTATTGACATTTGAGTTATTTGTAAGTTTTCTGAATTTATACCATCATCAGCAGTAATAAGAAATGTAAATCCTTCTTGATTGCCAGCTATAACTTGTCTAAATTTAGCGATTGATGGTCCACTGCCCCAAATCAATGAACTTGAAAAAAAGACTGTAGTTGAACTCCATAATATCCCTACAGAAGGTTGGAAATACCCAAAAACAGTAATGGAATCGACATTTATTCCCCATGTTCCTGTTTTGTAGTTATAAACTAAAACTTTATTTGGATAAGGAAACGTAGCACTATCTGTTGCATCAGGATATGTCCAATATATCATCTCAACATAATAGTCTCTTATTCCATAAACTCTTTGTACCCCATTATCATCATTATGCAATGAGAACACTAAATCCGGAATCGAACTATCTATTCTTTCTACATTACTTCCATTGCAAGCATGTATACCCACATTTCCAACTCCTATAGCTACCTTATCAAAAGGCACTATAGAAAATGTAGATTCTGCACCCAATTCTGTATTAATTTGTTGCCAAGAAAATGGATATGCTTGATTACCGGTGTAAACTAATTCCCATGTGCTGCGCTCAAAAAATACAATTAACCTATCTTTGATAAATTCAACTGTAATTATTGCTTCAGTAGTCGGCGCATCTATAGCATTTCCTCGTCCAGGAATATCTTGCCTCCATCCATTGACAACATCTGTTGGATCTCCAATTTGTGAATAACGGACTCTATTTTGATAATTAATACTTCCGGCTGCGGTTGTGCCTTCATAAGTATTAAATGCAAGTAATCTATTTTTAAATACTACTAATACTTGTGCCTGAAAAAGATAATTGGGAACTGCATCAATTTGTGGAGTAAAATCTGTCCAAGAAAGTGCGACAGTAAGATATCTCATATTAAATGGATGATTTACTGCTACAAATTCCCCTATATTAAAATTAGTTACAAAAAATATTTTGTCTGCCGCATTAGCTCCAGTCCAAGTGGTTCCCCAAAAGAACTGTGAATTGCTTCCCAACCAATATGCAGCATTTGGAGTAGTTTCTCCATTTAATCTTTCCCAACCACCATTTATATATCTATAAGAAAATCTTGTATCAAATGCATAAGTTGGCTCGTTGTTAACATTTGGAACTTCCGCCGATAAAAGGCCCATTACAGGCAAAGCAGGATAATAATAAACAGTAGTTAATGCATCAGCACCATTAATCACAACAGCCCCTGTTGTGGTGTTAAATGTTGCTACGGTGGCAGTTCCGGAAATTAACATTCCTGCAGGAGTTCCTAATTGATATACAGTAAATACTTGAGCACCTATTGAAAACATTTGTCCTATTTCGGGAGTAGCTATTGGCGCACTTGTTACTGTATTTGTTGGAACAAATCCTGTAAAATTACCTGATCCATCAGTAGTTCCAATATTAATTCTTAATCGTGTACCCAGTTGTGTATTTGATAGCCATCTAGAACCAAATCGCTTTCTAACTCGCCCTCTAAAAACATAAGCATTGGTTAATTGCGAAAATGCTTCCTCTGGTATAACGAAAGGCTTAACATCTTGGCGTAATCCTGAATTTTTATCATAAGGTCCTATATAGAAGCGATCCATTGGCATAATCTTATCCTTGTCCGTAAGCTATCCATGCAACAGAGGCAGTCGTTCCGGCTCCAGTAAATGTATTTGACATTGTGTATCCAATTACGGTTGTAGTAGTTGTTCCGGGAATCCAATAAGCTGACGCGGCTGGTATATTAGAAGTCAACAATGTAAACATAACTAAAAACGGTGCCGTTGTATAAACTGGTATTCCCGCAGCAACATCCATTGCAAATGTTCCCGTATTTGTTATATTTCCCGTTCTACCCCATTTAACTAAAATTCCAGATGGCAATCTAAAATATCCCGGAGATGCTTGAATACTAGACGTAAAATCTATTATCGATCCATTTCCTTGTTTTCTGAAAAATAAAGATGATTCAGTTCCAGCTGCATTTAATTTAGAATATAAGGCTACATTTGTACCGGCAGTTACAGAATCACCAACCTGCCTAGGCATTGTAACTTGATTATGCATTCCTTGTGATCCATCACCTATAGTAACATTATAGTTAACATGGTCTTGTGAAAATGCCACTGAAATTACATTAAAATTTGTTCTGATAGATGGCTGAGCTGTGGAAAGTGAATCTGTAATTAATGGCACATCTATTAAAGTGCTTGGCATATTGTCTCCTTAAAATGTACCCGAAGAACCCCAACCCCAACCATAACTAGAGGATCCAACTCCGGTACTCTCTGTATATATCGTTGCAGTTCTCTCTTTTGTATATGTGACGATTGTTTTTCTTAATACTAAAGTTTCTTGAACTTTGAGTTCTGGCATAATTAACTGAACCGAATCCAAATCCATTCTATCTTCAAATATTTTTTTTGAAGCCAGATAAGCTATATATTGCCACCATTGTTCTATATCAGGACTTTGTCCCGCCAATATTTCTGTTGGTCTAATATAAACTTCTAGATTTACTCTATATGATTGATCAGGAACTGGCCTTAAAATAAATGTATTATCGTAGTAACAAATTGCTTGTGGTAACGCTGCAACGTAGGGCACTGTTTCACTATTTATTGCTACTCCAGTTGCTGGCGCTGTTGGAAATGTAACAGTAAATTCACCAGTAATATAATTAATAAAATTGTTTAGATCAGGAATAGTATTAGGTGGTCCATCAAATGGTATCAAATTTCCTATTACACTTGATAACGGCAAATCATACATTGCTAATGCATTATTGTTAACATCTATTGAACTAAATAGAACTTGGTTTTGCAATATAGGATTATTTTGAAAATTCGGAAATGGAGGAAATGGGTTATTTGCTTGATTTACATTTCCACTAAATGTTGTAGTAACTCCATCTCCAGTAAGTCCTGTTGAAGCAATGCTATTTACAATTGGATATATCCCAAAAAACTGTTGTCTAGATTGCGAAAATAACGCAGGATATCCAGCTATATAAGCAGGTTCGTGTATTGAAATATATTTATTTTTAAAATTATAGAATGGATCATTAACATTCCCACCAACTGGCACAGTCGAATAGGTGTCTATATTAGGTTGTGTATAAAATGTAAATGTATCTCTTAAATCAAATAATCTTAAATGTTCAGGAAAATCATAAAGTACCGATGTATTTATATATTGATTTAAATCAGCGGTAGAAAGTTGAGCTTCTGTAGGACTTCTTGTAAGTCTACGAACTTTATTCTGTATTGCCGTTAAAGTTGAATCTACTGGCATAATTAACTCCTTTTTATTGATTTAATAATAACGCTATAAAGCTACCCCCGCAAGACATTTCTTGTAGCTTGTGTAAGTTGCAAATTAACTTCTCCCACAGGAACCACTTGCGGTAGTTGTGCCATTTCTCTATAGGTACTAGGAGTAGTTAATGAATCATAGTAAGTAGTGTCTATATTAATACTAAAAGTAGTAGGGCTCGTAACAGCAATTGTACCTACTTGTTGATTGATTTGCTGCATTCCATATCCGGGTGGAATATCAATTCTAACTATCAGTCCCGTATTATAATTATGAGCGAAACTAGTTGTAACTGATGCCGGATTTGAATTGGTTATAGCCGTAATAATTCTCATAGCCGGCTGAAAAACAGGTGATACAATTGCTGATACTGGCATAATTATACTCTCGGTAAATATTCAACTGTAGTTAATCCAACATCAGGAGTTAGATCTTCTATATCTACAAACTCTAAGCTCTGAAAGCTACAACGACGAACTTTTTGTCCAATCTTCATTGCAGGCCTTCCATTTTCGTCTGTAGCGTGTGCATGAACAGGTATGAAACAGTTTTTATTTAAATGAACTGCTACACCAAGCGGCAATGTATAAATTTCGCCATCCAAAAGATCAAATCTTTCAACTGGATCTTCTTTCCATTTCTTAAAAACAAATGACATCATGCCGCCTGGAACTTCATGAAATATAAACTTCCCGCGTACCATTTCTCTGTCTTTGTCTCTTAAGTACTTATAGTTAGGTTTTGGTTTTGATGGTGGTACTGGAGCTGGTTTAGGTGATGGTTTTACTTTTTCAATTTCCATAGATTTCCTTTATAAAGAGGGTGGCAGAATATCCACCACCCAATGGTTTATTATAGACCGCCGTAGGTTGATTTACCTGCAACCCAATATATTGTGTCAGGCACAGAACTAGTTGTAGTTCCCGCAGGACCAATTATTGCTGTTCCTGATAAAGTACCTAGACCGCCAGAGCCTAATATCATTCCCAAATAACCTGTATTAACAGTAGAATCAGCTAAAATACCTGTGTTGGTATTAAAGATCTGAAGACCTGCAATAGTAGGTACTTGAGGATTTAGATTTACTAGAGCATTAGCAGTATCTTCACCCACCGGATTAAAGAATGGGAAGGAAGAAGGTTGCTGTGCAATAGTAGGCCATGCAAATGCAGTATATGCACTTGTATCTATATTAATTACAAAGTTATAGTCATCAGTAACACTTAAAACGGTGGCTGTTTGACCATTAAGTTGTGTCATGCCTGCTACAGGTATTAAATTAGGTATATTAAATCTAATTAATTGACCTGCGCATAATCCATGAGGGATTGAAGTTGAAACTGTAGGCTGAGTAGCTTGGGTTACTTTGACTACATAACGACGACGAGGATAATATAGGGCATTGTAATTAACAATTCTATAGAATCCAGCACCACCTATTGCTCCGGGAGCAGTAGCTAGTGGATTAGTAGCAGTTAATAATGTAAAGCTAGTGTTGGCTACTACAGCACCAACAACCATATCAATACCATTGACATCTGTTTGCGCAGTATTGCTCATACGAACAATTGTACCCACAGATATACCCGCTGTATTAGCAGTGCTAACAACAGGGCGAGTAGCGTTAGTAGATGCTGTGGTTGCAACGGCAGCTCCTAAAAGTGGTAAGGCTAATGCATCTTGACCTGATGGATCATAAAGAGTAAATCCGCCACTAACTAAAGTATCAAAATTAATTGATGGCGTAGTTGCAGCGTTACGATATTTAACAATACCTGTACCGGCAGCCATTCCACGTTGCCAATAGAATTCAGCACCAACGGCAGCGTTAGCAGATCCTTGGAAAGTTGCGGTAGAAGTACCAGCTGATCCAAATTGTGTATAGTTATAAACCTTTAACCAATCAGCACCAGAAGGTATTTGAATAATTGTAGGCGCAGCAGCTGTTATAGTTGCAGTAGAGTTCACTAGATTAGCTAGAAAACTACCTTGTCCGATTATAGTTCCGTCCATGATATCTCCTTAAGCTAATGTAGCGCGTAAATTGATTACCCAAAGATCATTAGTAATCCTTGGAACTTCCGCAAATTTATAACCAACTGAAGCATTTAATGCTAAAGGTCCGTCATATATTGGTGGTCTATATATAAAGCTCGCGCTATAACCATCTTGTTCAATGCAAGCATAAGCTTCCATACCAACGCAGAAGATATTATATACAGTTGCACCTAATGACGAAGCATTTAATGCAGAAGATCCGATACTGGAAATTAAAAATCTTAAATTGCCAATAGCACCCCATTCTGAACGCCAAGCATTCATTGGAGCTGGATATTGGTTCTTTTGAATAAATCCAGCAACGTTATCCAAATTACCTGTAAGGTTAGTTGAACATAATGCAAAATATGCATCACGAACCATTCTGTTACTTTTATGACCTAATCAATTAGGCGAGGAAGTTTATTGAGCTTCCCTCACTGTGTTTCCACAATGTTCAGAGCACCGCATCTCACATTGTGAGTTTTCTCGCTTGCTACGTTCAGGCTGATTTTTGGCAATTAACATCCAATAACTGTAATCGCTGAATTCCTTCCATCGATCATCATTCAAGTTAATAAAATCCCCCCAATTCATGGCAATATTGAATTCTTTAAATTCAATATCAGCAACAAGAAAATATTCCATAATTGGGAACTGTGTATCTTTAGTTATTTTCATCCATGCCATAATCTTGCCCCTTGTTACCTTCGTCTTTACGCTAAGGCTTCCAAGTCTATCAGAGAAAATTTATAGTGCCCAGTCGTTTGTTTAGGCGCTGTACCGAATTTATCTTCACCTTCAATGTTCATTTCTGTTACTTTTATGACCTATTACTAGGCGAGGAAGTTTATTGAGCTTCCCTCACTGTATTTCTACAATGTTCAGAGCACCGCATCACTTTTCAGTGTTTTCTCGCTTGCTACGTTCAGGCTGATCATTTTTAAATAAATCATGCGAAGATTTACAACAATCACCACATACCCACAATCCATGTAAAATTTGGGAATGGATTTTATTTTCTTCACAAAATTCTGAATTACATATTCTACAATTAAGCTTAGAATAATTACATACTTTGCATTTATTTATAGAATCAATCATAATCTTGCCCCTTGTTACCTTCGTCTTTACGCTAAGGCTTCCAAGTCTATCAGAGAAAATTTTACATGGACAACTTTTTTATCCATGATTGTGTATGCATTATTATTCAATAAAGCACGGACAACTGTATCAACATCAGTTCTGGTTATTTCTGTAGGGACATCACCATTCACACCACCAGTACAGTTAATGAAAGCTGCTGTGGCAGCTAACATATCCCTGGTAAGCTGATCTTCAGTTTGACGAAGCGAGACGCCTAAACGAGCTGCGCATTCATTTAAAACTGGATCTTGATTTTGGAGAGTTACTTGTTCATTTAATTGTACGTAGGTACCGTAAAATGAAATCTTAGCATCGATATCAACTGCAGTTAAATTCTGAGCCGGAGGAGTCACACCAGTATTACCTAGTGGCACCATTGCTGTATTTAACGGGTTATATCTACGCATTCTTATAGTTGTTCCACCATTCCTTGTCATGTTTTTTTTCATAGCAGGAATTTTGTGGATCATATTAGGCACAGGCACCGATAAAAGCTTATAACTAAAGCTTTGCTGAACCGGAGCGGGGAGTGTGGAAGTAGTTGTAATTGCCACGATAAGCTCCTTAAAATATACACACATATATCTCAAGTTGGACGAGTCTTGGCTTTTGCGTCCGTGGAATGAGCGAAGTTCCGATTGCGCTCGAATGGAAAAGATGAAGATTGCGATTCTTCAGTTGCGCTACTGGGATTATACTATAAAAGTTAGTATAAAGTCGAGTCTCTATTCTAGGAAATAGAGCAATAAAAATCCTAGAATAGAGCGTTAATGAAGCCTTAATTCTTAATTTTTATCCAAGCTTCCTGGAATTTTTTAATTATCTCTTTTTCTGTGTTCATATAAACAATTGAACACATTTCACACAAAAATGTTTTTGTGGGCGATAGATATATGCCATGTTCAAATAATTTATCACATTTATGACAGCCTTGATTTATCTCACTCATTATCTTCCTTGTTTAATAGCTAACATCATTTCTTTATGTAGCGAAGCTTTTAAATCGTCTGTTAATCCATTAGCAAATGCATTAGCTTTAGATAATGGACTATCTGATTGTTGTGGAGCAATAGAACCTAAAGATCTAGGCTTACTTGCATTTTTTTGTACAATAGCTTTTTCTTGATTATATGAATTATCTTGTGATATTCCAAACTGCTTAATTAATTTATAAGCCGATACAGATTTGCTATAAAGATCATTGGATGAATGTAATGTTTGAGCTATCTCAGGAAAATCAGTGCGCAATTGTTCAATATTATCCGGAGTAACAACTTTATCAAAGTCTGGATATTGAGCCATTATCTTAGCTTCTAATGTCATTGTGGAGGCTTGTTGTTGATATTGTTTAAGTTGCTCTTCCAACTTTCTAACTTTTTTATCAACTTTTGAAAGATGCTTACCTTCAGCATACTGGTCCGGCTCAACGCCAAGATCATCATTCTCATATTCCGGGGATGGTTTCTTAGCCTGTGTTTCCTCATATTGCCTCAAAAGTCTAAGCGCTTCGTCTCTCTCTCTTTGTGCCTTGTCTTTTAGCTCTCTCAGCTGTTTAAAGCTTTCTTGTGGTGCAACTTTTTGTTCTTGAGGTTGTTCAACTTGTTGTTCTGTCTCTTGTGTTTCAACTTCTTCAGGAATTTGTGGCAAATTATCTATATCATCAAACATTATTTCTCCAATTCGGGGCTATCATACTTTTCGCCATTTAATTGTTTCATTAATTTAAATAAACTTCCATCAGAAAATTTTAATACAAAATCCAATAATTGTCTTTCAGATGGATCTACTAGTTCTTTATTGTAGTATAAATAATGACAAGTTTCTCTATCTGGAATAGACCAAATATAACTTATTTCTTCAGTTATTGAATTATATTTATAAAGAGCTTGATCATAGTTTGGCGTAGGGCATGTTTGCTTAGCTTCAAAACAGTCTTTAAATGTAGGCATTGCCATGCTGAATATTTTTTCCAACTTACAATTAACCAAAATATAAAAATCTCCATGAATTGTTTTTCTATGTATTTCAGCACATTCTATTAGATTCTTAAAATACTCCGGTTCTTTGAGCTTCCAAGCGTCAACAACAGACATTTTTTCCATCTTGCGTTGAGATAATTCTAATATTTGTGATCCAATCGTATTACTCATTAAATTCTCCATCAAAATGGGACTAGGTAAAGAAAAAAACCTAATCCCTAAAAGGAAAGATATTCTGAGATATTTTAGCATTTTATAATTAATAAGCCCACCACACATGCAAATTTAATTACATGTGTGGCAAAGGAGTACTCATGTTGCCATGAGAAATGAAGCGTTTTGTATTTTATTTACAGGAAGAACAAGCTCTACCCATTCTAGATCCAGCCATAACTTGCGGATCTCTATCACAATCTACTGTGATCGGGGCACAAGGTATTGAAACCGGAGGGCAAACCATACAAGTAGGCTGTGAGCCACCACTTCCTAAAGCTGTTAATAATATTATTTTGAATAATGAGTTGCCATCTTCAATTCCAGCACCAACGATGTCTACAGTTCCGACTACTGCAACTCCGTTTGCGCCAAATATGTTATATTTCATTGTAACTACATCACCCTGTTGTAACGTAATTAAACTATTTAATATAACTTTTTGATCATTAAAGAAAGTTAAAAACGGAGAGAAGCCTTCTCTTACAAGAATTCCATTAACATAAACTTCAGGATTAGCCACAGGCACACCTAAAATAGGTCCATTAGTCGGAGAAACATTTGTGACATTAACCTTGAATGTCATCATATAATATCCGGAAATTGGAGCTGTATAACTAGTATTTGGAGATAAGCTGATACTGCCATTAGGGTCATCAACGATATTATTAAAGTTTAGAAAAGAGCCCAATGTATATGTAAAATCAGCACTATAATTAACAGTTGCTCTGTATTTCTCGACTGGTGCAAAATTTCCCACTGTTAAATTATCAACGCATAGGGTATTAATTGTTCCTGACTGTGAACAAAGTGTATTAGAATTTAAACTAAGTGTTTCAACCTTAGCAGCTTTTAACCCAACAGCAACGCAGAGATTATTAACAACCTCATCTTGCGCATTGAGCTTAACCGCATTGATTTCATCTGAACAGAATTTATCTGTAGAAAACGATTCAACATCTAAACAATCGATCCTAGCTTGATGAGCACAGAGCTTATGAAGCTTAAGTTCATTTTTTAGATTATGACAATCTTGTTCGCACATAAATCCCTCCTGGAATTTTAAGATATAAATAGGTATGTCGCTTCAGACTCCTTTAAATCTTATTTCAAAAGGGAAAATGTAAGTATATAAATCGTAGCACTTAAAAAATAAAATAGGCAACGTTTTTACAGTTGCCTATTAACCAAGTACTACCAATTAAAAGGAGAATAATGAATTACTTCTTCATCTTTTTTTTCTTTTTCTTTTTAGGAAGCATTCCATGACTAGCTTTGCGCTCTTCACTTAATGCAATAGCTACAGCTTGTTTAGGATTTTCAACTACTGGACCTTTTTTAGAGCCTGAATGTAATTTGCCTTCCTTAAATTCTTTCATAACTTTCTTGACCTTAGCTTTGCCTTTAGTCATTTTCTTTTTAGCCATTACTCATCCTCTGCTTCGTTAAATCTAATAACATCAAACGGTCTTACTTCAGATTCCATCCAATAATGGGGCTGGTATTTTCCCGGATTCCATTGTTTATGAATAGCTCTTTCAGGTAGATTAGACATTTTTGTATGATCTTCTTTTACCATTCTACTATCCATTACTTCAGGCCTACGCCTAGGATCTATAACTTGCCTAAAAGCCCTATCTGAAAGCGATGCAGCCGTTGAATCAACATCGGCTTCTCTGGGCCTAACTAAATCAGCCGGTTTTTTAGGTTTATAATTTTCTCTAGCCATTTCTATCTCCAAACTTTAGGCGGTTTTTACGCCGCCTAACTTGACTGAATTTAATCTAATTTACCTGACTTTATATGTTTCGTAAAACAATAGTCTTCTATCAATTTCTTGATCTTTCTTAGACTTTTTGTCCATATTTGCAGGTTTACCTAAAATAGAATAAGCAATCTTTTTTGCTTTACCTTTAGGCCTAATCATAACGCTCATGTTATACCTTCCAGTTTTGTCCTCTTTTAATAGCTCCAATTGTGGATCTTGATACGCCATAATCTTTTGCCAATCTAGATGACATAACTCCTTGATCTATTTTAGATCTTATTTCATTAACCTGATTTAGAGTTAGTTTTGCATTAGGCGCTTTTTCACCCGACATTATATTATCCCTGTGCATCTTTTTGAGATTTTCATGCAAATCTACAAATTGACAATTTGTAGGTTCATAATTGCCGTTTGGGTTAATTCTATCTAATGCAGTTCCCTTTCTCCAACCGTTGTCAAAACACCATTGATAAAAATCCACGGGCGAATTTTTCCATTCGTCACAAACTAATATTCCTTTTCCTTGATAATAAGGAAAATCGTATTTATCTGCATTATAACATCTTGTCATAATTGTATACCGCAATCTATATAATGGATGTTTAACATCAATAAAATAAGTTTGTCCATTACTAACAATAATCTTGTTATAATTCCATCCTTTAGCACACATAAATTCCTTTCTATATGTGATAAATTATAGCACTTTAACTTTTTATTGTCAATAATCACAATTAGACCTTTTTCGGGTAGAAATGACGAGCTCTTTGTGAATCATCATAATCCATTTGAGCATCCACACCACGGATTGTATCTCCAAGATCTTCTGGCAGATACGGTCCTGTCTTAGGATATGGCTTGATCATTACATTTTGTGGCAAGTTTGCTATAGCCATATGATCTTCATGGATCATCCCTGCATCTTCAAGCTCTTGGCGTCTACTAGGCTCCATACCTGCATATTGCTCTGCAGAAGTTA